GATAATCCAAATTACTTGAACGTACTGGCATAGTTGTTTACTCTTTTTGTTGTACTTCAGTTAGTCGTTGTCTAATATTAACCATTGTCTTTTCAGGTCTTTCAAGTTCTTCTGCAACTGTTAGGATTCTAAAAAGGACTGGTTCTGAATCAATCTCATTCAAATCTTTTTTAAATTTCATATAAGGAGCTGTTACTAGTTCTTCAATTTTTTCTCTAGTATATTCCTCATAAGATTTTTCAACTTTACCTTTTTCTTTTGGTTTAACTTTATCCTTCAATTTAACAATATACCCCGCTTTAAATAGGGGTTTGTTTTGTCTGTCAAAGTAAACTTCCTCCATTTGAGACCATACTTCAACAAAACAATTAACATTATTTTTTGTAGGATTTCCTACTAAAATTAGGTTTTCTGGTACTCCATTAAATGGATTTACTACAGAAACTTCGACTTTTCCAAGGATGGCTTTCTTATAAATAGCAACAGGGTCTCCTGTTTGCATTTTAGAAAAAGCATCTACTGAAACATTATTTTCTGGCATTTTAATCTCCTTTCCTATTTTATAGGACTGGGCAGTATAACCCACCCAGTCCTTTGTGTTAGCTTGTTATCTAAATTATTAAGTAATTTCAATAATATAGATGCCCTCTGCTTTGTCGATAATCATACCAAATTGCTGATAAATTTCGAAGTACCATTGTGGAGGGGTTGGTTTTGGGTCTGTGTATTGCTTTTCCTTGATGTCTCCGTAAGTAATAAACTCACCTACATTTTTACCCATAACAATAATTTTGTCAGTGGGAACCATTGTATTATAGTCATCAGGATAATCCCAATCTTGGTCAATTACGACAATTTCTGCACCGTAATATTTTCCAAGTATACCATCAGCCATAACTTTTTCAAGTTGTGAATCTACACCCGCATAAGTTGTTCCATCATTCCAGAAGGCACCAAATTCGGTAATAGGATTCAAAACACTTCGTACACCCGCTACAACAATAGGTCCACCAATAGTTTGCGAAATTTGTTGAATCGCAGCTTTTAGTGTTGATGCAGTAACATTAGTTGCTACTGTACCATAGTTGCTAGGGGTATTTCCTGCTGTCCAAACAGATGAAAGGGCAGAGAAAACTTTGTTTTGGTAATAGTCTTTTAGGGTTTTAAGCATTTCTTCACGGATTCTTTCAATTGTTCCCAATTCGCCAGAATCTAGTTCCCACTCGCTGGCTGTCACCTTGATGTCAGCACCGTCAAGTGAGTAGTGAAGTCTTTCTACGATTGTGAATTCGTCAGCCAGGTGTACAGTTCCAGGTACTAATGTGCGAACATTAATGCCTTTACGTACTTTCTTAACCAAAGCGTCCCCTTCTTTCATGGCACGGGAGTTAAGTAACATACCCACAAAATCTGTGGTAATATGTCCTGGGTCGATGAATTCAACCAAAAGTTCTGCTAGTTCATTTCTCTTTTCTTTGTCGCTCACAAGAGAAGCGATAGCTTCTTGATATTTATTTTTTTCCATTAATTTACTCTCCTAAACATTACGGAAACTTAAGGTTGTCTAGTTCTGAATGTCAATTCTCGTTTACTTGTATCATGTTGAATTACGGTAGCAGTTCCTTCACCAGCTGATGCTGTGTAATGTAACTTACCACCTTCTCCAGCACCGTCAGTAGATGTATCAGTTACTTCACATCTTGCTCCAGGTACTAGGCTTGAACTGTAAACATAGTTTCCACTAGTCACAGTGTATGTGCCACCAGCGTGTAGAGCAACTAGTGCTCCAGAAGGAATTGTTCTTCCTTGCAACATGCTTGGGGCAGTTGTATATACGTCTGCATTGAAAGGCAGGTTTGTTGCAGCACTGAATCCCTGTCGTAAGTTGCTGGGATTAGCAGGATAACTTACATAAATTGGGGGTTCTTGTTGAATAACACTAAAAGCCGCTAAATATAGGGCTTCTTTTGCTTCATCTGAGGTTGCTGGAACTTGACAACCAACCAAGTCTTCTCTACTTCCGTAGTTAACTGACTGGGAGTGGTCAACAATTAGACACATACGACCTTCGACAATGTCTTCTACTGCTACTGCTCCAATGCTATCAGCAATCTTTCTAAATCTCATTTGTATAATCCTCCGTTACTCTGTTTCTTTTCCGAATTTAAGGAAATTAGCAAGTTTACTAGCATCTAGTTGTTCATTTTCTCCCACGATTGGGGGAAGATTTTCTTCTTTTTCTTTCAGTTCAGCCATCTCTGTTGCTTTTTCTACAGCTTTACCAAAAGCCAAAACTTCAGCAATTAGGAATCTAAGAGCTTTCTTGTCCATAGCAAGTAAGGTTTCTGAATTCTCCGTAAAGTATCCATCTTCCTTTGTGATTCCAGCTTCTTCAAACTGGACTCTAATGCTAGCCATTTTTTCTCTTTGTTCCTTTTCTGCTTCAACTTCAAGCTTAAACTCTTTTAATTCAGCAAGTTCAGATGTTAAGTCTTTAACTGATACTGCTGAAATATCGAGCTTTTCTAGTAATTCTTCCTTTTCCTCTTGCAATTCACTCAAAGATTTTTGCAATTCTTCGATTTTTACTTCTTTCTCTTCCATATTAATTTTCTCCATTTCTGCTAATGCAAGAATAGTTGTACGACCCTCATAGGCAGGTGTTTCTACTAATGTTGCTGCCTTTAGGACTGTGTGATAAAGGTCCATTACGCCATCATACTTCTCACTATCGGCTGTAGTTTTATAGCCAATTTCCCAAGAAATATTCAGGGTTTCATCATTGTCTTTCTTTTCTTTTAGTAATCCTATATCTTCTGGTCTCTCACTGTTCCACAAAGCTGCAAGCCCTTCAATACGATTTCCTACCTCTTTGAGGTGGGTAATCACACCGATTGGCATTGATGCCTCATGTCCTTCTATACTCCCAAGGGTCATTTTTATAGGCATGTGAATACCAGAATTGATAATATTACTAAACTCCTCTTTCGGAATTCTTATCTTATTCCCATTAGGTTCATCGTCAGTGAGGATGAACTTAGCCCATGTTACATTGGGATTAAGTAATAAAGAGGCAAAGGATTCATTAACCTTTTCACTATTATCTATATTATATTGTATCATATCTGACGAAATCTTGATAAATTCTGTCATTTTTTACTCCTTTTCTGGTGATTTTGGCTCTTTTTGAGTAGGTTTCTCTTCATTTGGTTTACTTACTGTATCAGTAACGGGCTTATCAAATGGTTGTGGATTGTACTCATCTAAGCCTAATTCTTCTAACAAATCTTTCTCTTGTTTTCTAGCATGTACTTCTTCATCCCAGTTATAACCATAGAAATCAGAAATAGAATTTCTAGAAATATTACCTTTTTCATATAGCTCTAGGAGTGCAGCTGACAGCTCATCGAACTTAACAAGATTGATTTTTTCAAACCTTACCCCACCATAATCACCTAAATCATTTTTCTTAACTACTTCATCATAAATGTATTTTGCTATTCTAAGTAGTTTACGTCTAAAGTTTTCCATTGTTGCTACAGGAGATAGAGTTGCAAAGTCGTGGTCAGCTGAACCGCTTCTTTCTGCCTCACCCATGATTAGTACTCTTGGAAATCCTAAAGCATAAATGATATCATTATTTACTTCTTTGTACTTATCAGAGTTTAGAAGAGCTTCAACAGGAGGAATTACCCAATCAATATCTAGAGTATGGTTTCCAAACAGTTGAAATACTCTTTCTATACTCGCTGGTGATGCCGCATATCTTGAACTAATTTGTGTTTTCAAATCTTCTAGCTGATATTCTGTTTCTTGTGTTAAAGGAAAATCCTTATCTCCAAGTTTGAATATCTGAATAGCTTCTATTACTCTTGATGCCAGTGCAAAATCCATAGCACGGATGTTTCTTTTGTGTTGCAATGATTCTATTGCAGGATATAAGTAAGGAGTTGGGTATGGTGTATCTACCATTGGTTTTCTTCTAATGAACAGGTGATGTTCATCATTTAGAAGAAGTTTTTTACTCCCAGCTTTAATTTGTTCTACAAATCCTGGATATGAAGTTAGAAAATCAGAAATGTCCTTTGAATCTTCTGGAACAGTGGGTGTTAGCGATTTTTGTAGTAATTTTAGATATTCTTGTGGAATATTAATATAGTATCTAGGTTCTCTAGATACAAAAGATTCTTTTAACTCTATGTGTTTAGGATTTCTATACCACATATCTTTAGGAAGCCATGCCTTAGAATATTTTTTTACTCCCATGTTTTCTAAAGAAGATTTATTTTTCCATTCAAAAGTAATAGATGGAACTACCAGTCCAGAGACAAGAAATTCTTGTGCTCCTTCCTGTAGAAAGTCAATAATTTGAGGTCTAAGTCCATCTAACATTCTATATTGATTTTCTGATAGTGACCCCTTATCAATTATTAAATCATTAATTCCAATTTCTACTAGTTTATTAATAGTAGTACTTGCAATAGGGTCTTTTCTATAGAAATATCTACACTCTTCCACTACTTTCTCATATCCTTTAGCATTCAAAGAACCTGACTTTTCTCTTTTGTATGGAGCATCCCTCCAAGGATTACTAACATTACGACTATTGGAAGGCGTATCCCAAATAGCAGCGGTCATATGACTAGCTGTTTTTGGGTCTGTTAATTTTTGTTTTAGAGGTCTAGCGTTAGCCTCTACTGTTATTTTACTATCTCTTTTTCTTGCCATTATAACCAACCTGCTCCTAATAGTTTAACCTGCCTACTTCGGAAGTCTAAGCTTTCGTTTTTTAGGTAATAAGCCAGCACTCCACTTAAAAGAGATGCTGTAAAGTGGTCTTCTCCTTTATTTCCCCCTGCTGGTGTCATCGTTTTATATGAGATTATTCCAGTAGTTGGATTTTTCGTGTACGACATCCTTTCTAATTCACTTACCGTATCCATATCTGTGGAAGAGTATGTTATCCTATGCTTATTAGTATACTCCTGTAGTAATGAAACTGACAGGGGCTTTGCTCTGGATTTTAATTCTTTCCCATCTTCATCTACTCCTAGAATAATAGCTGAGTTAAATTTGATAGGTATCAGATAATCTGAATAATTTTTCCTATCATACTGCCTTCCTTTTAGTAGGTCTTGAATTACACTCATTCCTGCGTGACCTTCATCCATTCCTATGAGAGAGGGATTATACTTTGAATCTAGTGCATCTATTACTCTCTTTTGAATTGGATAAGGAACTTTTACTAAACGGATTTTAGAATGGAATCTAAATCTCATATCTTTATCTAAATACATAATAAAAATTGCTGTAGGCTCTGTATACCCAAGGTCTACTCCAAAAATCACTCCTTGGTTCTTAGGCATTGCTGGAAGTAACTGTACTTTCTGAAGATAATCATTAAAGTTCTCTCCAAAAGTAATTCCATTTATAGCTATCTTGTATACTGGGTAAGACTGAATATCCATCAGTCTTCTGTCAAATACTGCGTAAATAGGAGAACCATGTTGCCCTAAAACAAAGTGAGCAAACTCTTCTGTAGCTGCTCCCCCATATCTTCGTATAGCGTCTGCTTCTGCTTCATCATCAAATCTAGGATTTTGATATGAATTAATTCTATATCTGCTATAGGTATCATCATTCTTGTCTGCATGAAAGTTTACATTCTCTTCACGAATTCCTGTAGGAACTCCTGAAACAATCAGTTTACTTCCACTCATCCAGTAGTTGATAGTAGCCTGTAGTTCTAGCCATGTACCCCAAGGGTAATATCCAGAGTTTTTAGTTAGTACACCATTTACAAAGAAATTATGATTACCTTCTACTGTTATATTATAAAGATATTTAGCTCTGGTATTTACTTCCCTAATTCCAGTTATAGTACTCTTTTCCAAGGTGTTGTTATCTTCTGCTTTTTTAACAGTATCTATAGTTGGAAATGAGTTATTATACTTTCCCTCTCCAATTTTATACAGCATACACTCTGGAATATACTCTTTAATTATATTTCTAAAATCACTTAAGGACTTATGTTTTATTCGTATAAAATAGAGTTCTTTGCTTTTATCTTTTAGAACTTTAGAAGCTATATCCCACTTTTCTTTAAAATATTCTACAATAATTTCATTTTCTTTTTTAGAGAAAGAGTGTGTTGAAAGACTACCACTTTCTGAACCATCATCCATCCACCACACTGCTAGTCCTAAAGGAGATAATCTATCTAAATATTCTCTAGTAACAGTTTTTTTATTCTTAGGATATAATTCATTAGCCATTTCCAGAATCTGTGGGTGTCCTAATGTTCCAAAACTGTAGCTTAGTTTTCCCCATCCACCGTTTTTACTGATTCTTGGGTCAGTTCTAACTAATCTTTTTAGTTTGGATATTAACCAATCCACATATTCTTTTTGTTTTAAACTGTGGTTTGTTCTATATCTCGCTCTACTTTGGTCAAATTCTGCTGAACCATCCCCTAAAAAAGAACCTAAGATTATTTGATACTCTTCCTCTGATAAGTCTACTTCATCAAAAACATCACTAACATTTAGTCCAAGAGAGCATATTTTTCTAAAAATAGATTTAGTACTTCTATTTAAGATTTGAGCAATATCTTTTACTTTAATAGATTTTTGAATTTGTGTTTTTACATACTTTAATTCTTTCTCTGTCCAGTACTTTCGTTTAGTGTTTTCGTACAAATAAATATTATCACCTACTACTAATTCATTTGCTTTGAGATATCCACTATCTGTATAAATTCTATGGTTTTCACCTACTCTAATATGTGTGTTGTTATATTGAATTTCCAATACTTTTTGTTTTCTTTCTATCTTTCTTATAGAAGAAATTCTATCTTCTATAATATTTTTTCCGTCCCAAGATAGTATAACTTCTCCAATTTTTAAGTCTGAAATAGGCTTATTAGTATTTTTACCTGCTACCTTTTGTGTTCCTACTAAACATTCATCTACAATAAAGAAGGGAGTGTGAAGACCAATAACATTTTCCCCTTTTCCAGATTGTCCAGCGATTCTACACATAAGGGTAGCATGTGCTTTTGTTTCTATTCTATGTTCAGAGTTATTAATTCCACTTCTATAGTTTACAAAGTTTTTTAGAAGACTATTTGTTCTAAAAAACATCTTCAACATTTCCCAAACAGGGTCAAGTTGTGCTTTGTTTGGTACAGAGTAAATAATATACTCTCCAGGATATAAGTTATTAAACAATATCCAAATAATCATATGCACAATAGCAAATGTTTTACCTACAGCACGAGCAGCTCTCATTGAAATATATGGATTAGTATCTACCAAGATTTCTTTCTGGTAAATTGTAAACTCCATGTTTTGTTCTATTTCAGCAACTTCTTCTCGTAAATCCTCTTCGTTTGAATCTATTTCATGTAAAAATTCCCCAAATAATACAGGATTTTTAAAGATTCTAATAAGTTGTTGCTCTTTTTCAGAAAGTCTTTCTACTACAGCCATATACTAGAGTCCCTCTGGAAACTTATCTTTATATTCTTCTTGTAATTTTTTCAATTCCGTAGAAGTTAGCTCCAGCCTTCCAGTACACTTTACTGCCTCATCTTCATCCTTTTGTTCTACCATTCTTCCGCATTCAAGAATAACTTTATTATTTTCATCAGGATATAAGAACCATCCATCGAATAGCATCATTCCACACTTTGGACAAATTGCTCTAAAGACTTTATTCTTGTAAAATCTGTTAGCCTTTTCCTGTATGTCTTTAATATATGCTTCAATAGAGTCTTCTTTTTCTTCCTTTCGATTTTTTCTGGTGATTCTTAAGTCTTCTTGTAGACTTGAAATATCTTTTCGCAAATTTGTAATAAATTTATTTAGATTACCAATTATTCTAATATTATCTGTAGAAATTCCATCTGTTTGAAGGTCATAAAGAACATCTTCATAGTCGTTTAACGTCAACAAGGCACGTATAAGTGCCCTAAGAACTTGTGTATCATTAAATTTCATATCATCTAGAGCATAGTCTTCTCTGAACTTTTCAGTCATGTCCAGTATCCTATCCTCTAATTCCTGTTTGGGTTTGAAAGTTGTTAGAATTCTTGATTGTCGTTCTTCCCAAATCTCTTCAAATTCCTCGTCTGAAAGACCTTTGTACTGATTTAGGTTTCTTAAACTTTCTTTGGATTTCGCTTTCTTTGCCAAACTCCCCTCCTATAGTGAACATTTAGACCACCCACAGGAGTAACAGGTTATACATCTACCATTAACAATTAGGTTTTCTGTATCTCCACACTCTGGACAACCTGTTTTTAAACTTGGATTTCCACCCTGTAGTTTTATTCTTCTAAATTCTGACTTGCTTTTTACAATTATCTGTTTTTCTTCTTTTTTAACTGTTTCTATCATAATTATATCATATTCCAGTGAATCTTGACAGATTCTACTATCACTTTTAGAGTGTTAAATGTCTAATTTTAGGATACCAAACGTCTACATTTTCCTCTAAAAAGCTATCTACATTTTGTTTACCTAATTTTTTATAACACTCTCTATGAATCCAAACATTCTTGTATGGTCTATCCATAGCAATCATAAAAAATTCATCATTAATTTTTCTTTTAGGTTTGTTTACTTTACAGTAGATACATTCTTTTGGACTTCTTTTTCTTTTCTTTGTCAACGAGTCTTCCCTGCATTCTTTTTCATAATCTTCTTCATTCTTCCAATAAGCTCTATTGGAGGATTTTGTTGGTCATAAATATATCTTATGAGTTGCATCATCTCTTCTGGTGTCATAGGAACATAGATTAGATTATGTTTAGCAACACACTCATCT